GGCGAGAAGATGCGTAAGGTAGGTAGCAAAGGTGCTCCTTCGGCTAAAGACTTTAAGGATGCTGCTAAGACAGCTAAGAAGAAATAATGCCAAAGAAAGCATTCCAGAACCCTGAAGGTGGGCTTAATCAGAAGGGCAGAGACTACTACAACAAGAAGACTGGCTCTAAGCTAAAGCCTCCAGTGTCCGCTGAGGAGGCTAAGAAGTCCCCTAAAGCTGCTGGTCGTCGTAAGTCCTTCTGTGCTCGTATGAGTGGTGTTAAGGGTGCTATGAAGGATGAGAAGGGTAGACCAACCCGTAAAGCCTTAGCATTAAAAAAGTGGGATTGTTAGAAATAAACCCTTGACTTTTATACAAATTTGTGTTATAATATCTGTTACTTTTAGAGACTAATTAATGAACTATCTAGAACTTGTAAATGATGTACTGATACGGTTGCGTGAGCCAGAAGCCACTTCGGTTTCTGACAATGCCTATGTAAAGCTCATTGCAAAGTATGTTAATGACTCTAAGCGTCAGGTAGAAGACTCCTACAATTGGAATGCTTTATCAGAGACCTTGTCAGCTACGACAGTTGCTGATGTATTTAACTATGTCTTAGTAGGAACTGGTCAACGGTTTCGTGTTATTGACGTATTAAACGATACCAGTAATCGTGTTCTGAGAAATGCTCCTACTAACTGGATGAATGAGATGTTCCTCATTACAACCCCTATGAAAGGGTCTCCAGAATACTACAACTTTAACGGTACAAACACTGACGGAGATACCCAAGTTGATCTGTTTCCTATTCCTAACGGTGTATATAACATTCGCTTCAACGTCATCCGTCCTCAAGTACCATTAGCTTTAAACTCAGATACATTACTAGTTCCTCATGAGCCTGTCATTCTAGGTGCATTAGCACGAGCACAAGCAGAGCGTGGAGAAGATGGCGGTGTTCAAACTGCTGAAACATATGTGCTCTACAATCAAAGCTTAGCAGATGCTATTGCTTTAGAGAGTGGTCGTTATATTGAAGAATCTGCTTGGCAGTGGGTATAATGGCTGGACAACTACAAACCTCCTCCATTGCAGCACCAGGGTTCTTTGGACTCAATCTCCAAGAGTCTAGTGTAACGCTGTCTTCTGGCTTTGCATTAAAAGCACAGAACTGCATCATTGACCGATATGGTCGTATTGGTGCAAGACGTGGTTGGACTCCACTTAATGCTACGAATAGCGACTTAGGTTCTAATCCGATTGAAGCAATGATGGAGGTGGTAGATGGTGGAAGCAATACAATTATATCAGCAGGTAATAACAAGTTATTCACTGGTCGCACAACACTTACACAACGTCTTGTCCGAAATGCAACAAATTCAGCAAACGCTACTTACACGATAACTGCCAACAACTGGCAGATGGCAGCAATGCCATATGGTGATGTCAATGACTTCCAGCCTCATGCATACCTTGCACAAGCAGCACATCCAATGCTAGTATGGCATGAGTTACCAGTCTCTGGTGGAGACCCTCACGACCACGATAGCGGTACGTTTGGCTTTCAGCAAGTAGGCGATGTCGGTACACTTCCAGCGAACCACACAACTGGGTCGTTTAAACCTAACGCAGTATTAGCTGCTTTTGGTCGTATCTGGGCTGGTAATATTGCTGGAGATACTCAGACTGTTTACTTTAGTGACTTGCTTCGTGGTACTGACTTTACGACAGGTTCAGCAGGTTACTTAAACTTACAAGAAGTATTCCCTAATGGAGATAACATTGTTGCTATCGCAGGACACAATGGATTCTTGATTATCTTTGGTCGTAACAACATTGCTATTTACGCTAATCCTATTGATACTGGCAGTTTAGTCTTACAAGACATCATCTATAACGTAGGCTGTATCGCTCGTGATTCTGTACAGAACATTGGTACAGACATTTTGTTCTTGTCTGATGGCGGTGTTAGAAGTTTAGCTCGTGTTATTCAAGAGAAGTCATTACCCATGAACGACATCTCCAAGAATGTTCGTGATGACTTGATGATAAACGTATCTTCAGAGACAGACCTGAGCTTAGTAAAGAGCATCTACTATGACAGAGATGCTATCTACTTGTTAGCTTTGCCTACAACTAAGTTTGTTTATTGCTTTGATACTCGTTCACGATTACAAGACGGTGCAGCTAGAGTGACGATTTGGGACAATCTTGAGCCTAAGTCTTTCTGCATTACTCAAGCAAAAGAACTGTTAATCGGTAAGCCTTCTTACATTGGTAAGTACTTTGGACATTCGGATAATGGCTCGTCATATCGGATGCAGTACTACACCAACTACTTTGACTTTGATGCCTCTACTAAACTCAAGATTCTAAAGAAGATTGGTTGGGTCTTAATTGGGGGTACAAACCAGTCCGTTGCAGTTAAGTGGGGTTTTGATTACACTGAAAACTATCAAGCAACTACATACTTCCTCGATACTGCTGTTGTGTATGAATACAACATTGGTGAATATAACATTGCAGAATATAGTTCTGGTATCGTCTTAGATCGTTTCTCAGTCAATGCTGGTGGTCAAGGAACAATCATGCAGTTAGGTTTAGAGGCAGACATCAACGGTAATCCTGTGTCAATTCAAAAGATTGACGTTGCCGTTAAAGCAGGTAAAACAATCGTTTAAGGAATAAAGCATGGCAAATTATACAAAAGCAACTAACTTCGCTGCAAAGGATGGCTTACCTACAGGCAATGCTGGTAAGATTGTTAAAGGTACAGAGATTGATACAGAGTTTACCGCTATCGCTTCTGCTATTGCGTCAAAAGCAGACCTAAATAGCCCAGCCCTCACAGGCAGTCCTACAGCCCCAACTGCTTCGGCAGGAACAAATACAACTCAAATTGCGACAACAGCTTTCGTAACGGCTGCTGGTGGTCGTATTATCCAATCAGTTACTTCTGTGTTTACTGGTACATATAGTACCACAAGCTCTAGCTATGTTGCTCCTAGCCATTCTGTTTCGATTACTCCTACCTCCTCGTCTAGTAAGATTTTGATTATTCAATCTGGTAAATTGTTTCAGACTGATGAGTATAATGCAAGTCAAAATGCCCATCTAACGCTTTATAGAGCTTCTACAAACTTAGGAGCATCAGGCGACGGTGCTTCGTTTGTGCAGATTAGCTCTGGATATGCTAATAGTATCTACACAGGTGAGTCATGCACAGTACTAGACAGCCCTGCTTCTACTTCATCTTTAACCTATCAAGTTTATATTAAAGCAACAGGTGGTAATGCAACAGCGGTATATGCTGGCTATGCCACTTTAACTGTCTTGGAGATACTATAATGACAACGACATCACAAGCACTTAAATCTCTTTTTCCTACTGCTCAGTGGGGCATGGCAAACGAAGACTATAATACTTTACAATGGTTTGATACAACTACTACTAAACCAAGCAAGGCTACAGTTGATGCTGAGATAGCTAGACTAGAAGCGGATGCTCCTCTAGCAGCTTGTAAAGCAGAAGCTAAGAAGCGTATCGCTGCTACCGATTGGTCTGTCTTGCCTGATGTAAGCATTAGTAACCGTGCTGAGTTTGAGGAGTATCGTGCTGAATTACGAGCATTGATTATTACTCCTGTATCAAACCCAAGCTATCCTGTTGAACCACAACCAGTTTGGATTTAAGTGGTTAAAGTACCAGTAGTAAATCGTAGAGACTATACGATGTACTTAGAATTCTACAGTAACATGCTTTGGTTTCATACAGATGTGTTTAAGTGGACACCAGAAGTAAAGAAAGAATACCTTAAAGATTTAGATTCATTACAGCATTTAGTAACAGTACCCTTAGTAGCACTAGTAGAAGAGACAGACAATAAGTTAGCTAAGTTTGGATTGTCTACAGGATGGACTAAGTTTGATAAATTAACAGTTGATGATAAAAGATATGATGTATACACTAGGAGCAATAAATGGGTAAGTTAGTAAGTAGCGTAGCTAATATATTCACAGGAGCTGACAGCACTAAAGCTGCTGGAGAACAGGCTGCAGCACAACAGCGTCAAGCTGCTCAAGGAACTGCATTCAGACCAGTAGGAATGACTACTCGGTTTGGTTCGTCTCAGTTTACTCGTGAAACAGATCCTAACACAGGACTTCCTTATGTTTCTGGAGGAGGATATACTGCTTCTCCTGAATTAGCTGCTCTTCAGAACCAGCTATTCGGTGGTTTTGGTGGTAGTCTTGACTTTGCTAATCAACAAGCACAAAAGTTTGGTGCTCTGTCTCCTGCTGCTCAGCAACTGTTTGGTCTAGGTCAACAATATTTAGCTACTTCACCAGAAGAAGCAGCCCAAGATTACATGAACCAACAACAAGGCTTGTTAGCTAGTAGTCGTGGTGCTCAGTTATCTGGTATTCGTAATCG